TTTTGAGATTGTGTACTATTTTCATCTACCCATATGGAGTTTAATTTACTACCAACACCACCAACATGTGAATCTCTTAATATTTGGTCACCATTAATCTTAATATCATTTACAACAAGTCTAACGAAACGAGCGGTGTTTGAATTTTCATAAATAAGTGGATAATTATCATCTCTCTCAATAATATATTGAGCAGCTTCACCATAATTAGAATAATTATTAGATGTAAAATTACCATCACCTTTATTTAATACATAGGTTTCTAATTTAAAACCAAATGGATTTTCTGCTCTTGTTGGATTTCCAAAATTAAATAATGTACCTTGAGATGTTTTATCTAAAAATCTAACCCATGTTGTAATGGTAAAACCACCAGTCCCATCTACATTTAAATAAGTTGGATTATTTGGATTCAATCCTTCTATAAATTGTTGATTAGTATTTCTAATTATCACACCTTGATTTAAATTTCTAAATTGTAAATATCCACTTGATTGGTTTTTATATTTTGGTATATCTTCTAATGTAAATTGGTCTTCTAATAAATCATTTAAGTATGGAAGAATGGTATTGTAAATATTTTCAATAGTTCTATTTTGATTTGTATCATTAGCTGTATCTTTTAATCTATGAAGAAATGCATCTTCCTCATCAATGTTTCCATCTTGATTATTTTGTGCATATGAAATACTATTGTCTTGTTGATATTGTGTATCACCACTCCAATTGTTTGTTCCTTCTTCCCTATCAACCGCACCATCTTCATTTAAATCAAATTCAGGTGGGGTTGGTGGAAGCAGTGCATTTAATTCCTGAAACAATCTAATGATTCTTGATTGTCTTGTATCACTTGATGGTAATAATTCATAAATGTTTGTATCAAGAAATTCTTCAGCTTTTTCTATATCAACAACTGATGATAATTGTCGGAGTGGTATGAATTGACTTGTGTTTGAAAAGTTCCCACCATCTTGAATTATTAAATCAGTAATAAGTTCAGGAGCCGCTAACCCCCCAACTGAAAGTTCTATTGATATACCACTCTCAATAGAATTTATAGATATAAGTAAAGTATCAAAATCAGTAATTCGATTAGCTATCTCTTGTAACTTTGGAATTACTTGTTCGTCTTCCGCTCCTTCATTTATAATAGTGGTTTGATTTAAATCTTCTTGATTAGCTTTTATATCTTTTTGAAATAGTGCTAAAACTCCTACACCAGCACCTTTTTCCAATTGACCATTACGAATAAACTTTTGATTATCTTCCACATCAGCAGTATTAACATATGAACTAAGTATTAATTTATTAGCAATTAAATCCAATAATTGTTCTAATTTTTCTTCAGATGTCATAATCTATTTCCTCTTCACTATAAATTCAAAATCATCATCAAATACTTGTTCTTGTCCATCTGTATAGTTTAATTTAAGTTGAAACTTATACACTCTATCAGGATAGAATCCATCTAACCATTGAATAAAATACATACCATCAGTATCACAACTCATTGATGTATAAGAACTAAATGGAACTATGAACTCGTCAGTTGCAATATCTTTAATTGCATAAAACCCTTTCCCCTCAGTTATAAAAGAACCAGTTACAGTTTGAACTGATGTTGAAAAGGTTTTTTGAATATACCTTTTTCTAGCACCAACTCTAAACTTAATTCTTTCACCCTCTTTATATTCTTCCCTTAAACCCCGCATATAAAGAAAGTTGTCAGCCAATCCACTCATTGTTAATTCATTTAATGAGCCTGTGTTTGAACCAGTACAAGGTATATGGTCATCCCAACGAACTTCTAATTTTGGTGAATAAATTGTGTGTGTGTTTCTTGAAAAGAATTTTAAATGTCCAAATGTTTCATTATCCGTTTCTTGACTACCACTAAAATTAATTAACATTCCATAATTAGAATATTGTCCTTTTAACCACATATCAATCATGTTGGTTACTTCTACTTCAACATCAGGTGATTGGTTTGTAAATGTTTGTGACGATTGACTAACATTTAAAACTGAAACACCAGCATTACTCCAAGTTAAAGCAGCTCCTCCAATTGGATTTTTTCGATTTTCCCAACTACATCCATTTGTTGTTTTTGGTTCATCTCCAAACTTACCAGTTCCTTCTGTCCAAGATTGTGATATTGGTTGAAAGGCTAATTTATATTCTTCAGTCATTTCTGCATTACCTTCAGCTTCATAAAGTCTTAAATAAAATTTAGAACCTATTACAGAACCTGTTTGAGGTAATGGAATCTCACCATGAACAATAGATTTAGACAATTCAGTAAACTCTGTTCCACTAAAATTAACTAACGCTCTTGTTTGATGGTCAAATGAATTATTATAAAAAAACTTTTTAACTTCAAGTATTTGGTCTCTACCAAAGTTTTGGTCTCTAAATGATTCACCATTTGTAGTATTTGAACCACTTGAAACCCAATTATCTTGTGTTGGAAAAATAAAATGATGCATTATCTAACTCTCCCTTGTATGTTTTGATTTGGATTCTTTAATTCAAAAACCGTTGGTGTAGTTACGAGTGGTGGAACTATAATTGTACTATCAGCTGATAGTGCTCCTTCAAAATTATATTTATAATTATAACCAACTGTACCTTCACCATTTGTGCCCGACTGGTCAATGAAAGCACCATCTGGTACTTCATCACCATCCGCGTCTCCACCAGCAGTAGCATCGAACGAATAAGTATAAGTTGGTGAGGTTAATTCTTCATCATTTGCTGATGGAAAATAATCTACATTTTGTGTAATTGTTACATGTCCGATAGAAAGAACACCTTCTACTCCCATTAATTCAAATTCTAATTGACTTTTATAAATTGGTTGATTGAATTGCATTTTTTCTATTCTGAAATAATCTTTTATTTTTTGTATACATTTTAATTTTACTTCTTGTTTGTTTGCATATTTTTCAGCAATTACATCAAAGATAACTCCGAAGTTTATAATGTACCCATCATTAATTATTACCGTATCAGTTAAAATTTTAAAATTTTCTAAATAATTTTTTATATTTGATGTTAATGTGGTTGGTAATTGTGTATTCGTAAAATGTGGATTACCAACTAATTGTTTTTTATTATTGTACCCCAATGCATATATGTTTATTGATGATAAATTAAGAGAATCTTCACTCGTTGGAATCAATTCTCCTATATTAGTGATGTATTCTTGCATACCAAAATTCCCACCTGCAAAATCTCCACCATCTTGTATAAGTCGTCTAAGGTAGTCAGCATTGTTTGCCAAGTCTTCAAGAGTAGCAGTACCTTCACCCAGTAGAAGAACAGCAGCCCTTTGGACTACATCTACAATTCTTCCCTCAATATCAGCTCTATAAGTACTGAAATTAGATAAAGCTGTTAGAACTGATTCTCTATCATAACCAAACTCACCTTCAACATTTCTTGCAACATAAGCTTTGGCTATGTTTCCAAACTTTGCTGGTATGTTTAATACTCTAGCTTCATAATCTTCTTTTGTCACACATCTGTTTTGTGTTGAGAAAAAAGCTTTTGCTTTTTCTTTTATTTCTAAAGTATCTTCTTCATCTTTACCACCACGAGCTGCTGAGTTATTTGTTACACCAGTTAAAGTAGCTGTACCAATAACTGGTGTTATTGTTGTTATATCCGTTGTTCCTGATGTTAAATCACCACTTGGAACATTTGAATTAATTCCACCACCAACTCTATAAGTTATAGTTAAAGTGGTTTGATTGGGCGTCTCACCAAGTGTTGAATACTCATTACCAAGTAATGGGTCGATAGCTTGATTTAAATCATTTGTTTGTCCTGGAATAATAATACCAACTTGTTCCATATCAATATATCCCTGGTCAATCGTACCATCTGTACCATCTTTCAACACACCATTACCAAATACTAACGATGTTGTATTGTCTTGATTTGTTTCACGAGTAAATCTTTTTCCTGTTGTGATATATGTTAAAGAAAATGGAACGGCCTCTTCTGACACATTACCATTGAGGTCCTGATAAGATGTTACTCTATCAGCGTCATCAGTATAGTGAGTTCCAATTGGAACTTTGTCCTGTGCTAAATAATCAACTTCATACCAATTATTATTATTTGAATCTATACATGAAATAATATCAATCACATTTGTATCAGGTATGATAAGTGTTTTAAATTTTTGAGGAGAAGTAATTTGAAATGTAATTGTTTTTTCAATAGCACTTACAGCCTTTACAGTTCTTGATAATGTGTAATTTGAAGCCAAACCAGTTGAATCTGTTGTTCCAATTGTTTCCGTATCAACATCACTCTCTATTTTAAAATCAATTGGCTGTAATGTTTCAAAAGTAGTATTAGAATCTGTAGATGATACAATTCGAATACCAGGATTAAATACACCAGCATTTGAATAATCTACCTTTGACACATCACCACTTGAAGCATTAACATTAGAAGTAAAAGTTAAATTAACATATGATGGAACAATTGGTTTAACTTTATAACCAAACATTTTAGCCATTGTGATTATATTTTTTCTCTCTTCAGCTAATGGTAATAACATCTCACGATATTGTTGGTCGATATAAAATGATAATGTATCACCAACATAAGCATTCATTTCCAATAACATCATTCCAGGTGATGTCTCATTGAAATCACGATAAGTATTTGGAAAATAAGATTTTGCATAATTCATCAATGATTGCTTTAATGCACCAAAATCTTTATTTAAATAGTTTACATTTGATTCTTTAAAATTGTCTTTACCATATGTTGGCATTTTTTATCTCCATATTAATATCCACCACCACTTGACACAGAAGATTCTGTTTCTGATATATCATTGGAAAAATCTAATGTTATTGAATCTAAAGTGTTTGGGTCTTGTTTAATGTTAAATAATATTTTAACTCTTATTTCATTTGCTCCAATGTTTGTAGTATTATCTCTACTTAAAACTTGTATATCTTGTACCTCAACAAAAGGTAACCAAAATTCCATTTTATCTAATATAGAATTTTGTACACCAATTAAATTTTCTTCACTAATATGTTCAAATAAAATTCTTCTCAAATTCATACCTAAATTTGGTTGAAAAAATCTTTCACCTTCATTGGTACTTAATAAATTTCTTATATTGTTTTTTACAGCTTCAATGGTTGTTGAAGTTGATGCAAAAAATCCACCTAACCCAGCATCTCTTCTGATAGGTAAATCAATACCAATTTTAACATTAGTGTCATTATCTTGAATAAAAGGTTTTCTTGATGTATCTTTAATAGCCATTATAATAACTCCTCAATATCTTCAATTGATAAATGTACAGTTGTGTTTTGTCCCTGCCCATCTTCTTCCTCAACATCAAATGCTTCTACTGAATCAGGGTCTTCTCCTATGTAAACATAACCACGAGACTCTAAAGCACCATTGTCTTTTTTTATATCTAATCCAACTAATTTAGCACCACCTTCCAATAAAGGTATTATGGCTTTTTCTATCTCACCTTCTAATTTATCTATTATATTTTCTATTCCCGGAACTGCTATACCAATTTTTTTTAATATTTTTAAAACAGGTTGATATGGTCCTAACAAAGTTTCCAATTCAACATTTACAATCTGGTCGGGTGTTTTTAAAGTCTCAATAACCACAGGAGCTTTTAATTGTGTTATAGTTAAATTAGCTTCTGATAATGTTTCAAGGATTGCTCGAGCAGAATACTCAGCTTCTCTCTCAATATAAGAACCATTTGATGTATCTAATGGTTCTGTTACACCTGAGTCTTTAGCCGCATTTATTTTAGCATCAATAAATTTTTGTTTCAATCCCATTTTTTATTTTCCGTATTTTCGTTTTTGTTTTTCATCAGATTTCTTTAAAACTTCTCTATAATCTTTGTTTACAAATTGTGCCATTGGGTCACTTGATGGAACTTGTTGTGGTGTATTTTTATTCATCATATCACCATATTGTTTACCAACCAATTCATTCATTCTATCCGATGTAAACTCACCACCACCTAATGTTTTCCAATCACCATTAGCTGTTTCATTTAATACATCATTTAATACAGAATTTGATGAAAAGTTTTTCTTTTCCTGTATTGGTTGTTCAGTTGATGATAGTGCTGGTTGTTTTAATTCAGCAACGACTTCTTGAATTGCCATAGCAACTTCTTCTCTTACGATTTGTCTAATTGTTTTTCTTGTTATTGTTTTCTTTTTCATATTTATCCTTGTTCTATTGTGTGTTTTGTACTTGTAATACTTTCTATTTTAGTTGAAATACTTTGTATATCTGGTTGTGTAGTTGGTAAAATATTTTGGGGCCCAAGTTGTGTCATTACTTGAATTTTTGAAAACAAAGCCAAAATGTCAGTTAAAACTGATTGTAATGACTCACCTAATACCATTGATTCCATAGTTGCCTTATTAGGATTACCAATATTAAAATTAGGTGTTTGAAAAGTTATAGTTTTATTTCCTGTAAGTGATATATTTTCACCAGCTCCTATATAAATATCTTTTTTTGATGAAATAAAAACATCATCAAGTTTTGTATTTAAAGTTATTCTATCTGATTGGATTAGAATTTGATTTGCGTCTTCACCCTCTTCATCAAAATCCTCAAAACCATATCCATATATTTCTTGAGATTCAGAACCACCATTAAAATCTGACCAAATCTCACCAATAGTTACATTTTGACTTTCTATTGTATCCGAAGCTAATTTAAATATATCATCACCAGTATTAAAAAACTGCAAATCCCCTTCATAGTAATCTCCAAAATGTTGTTGTAAAGAACCATGTGATGTGATACTTATTAAACCACCATCATTTAAACTTTCTAAATCATTGGTTGGAAATCTCTTATTAGATAAAAACACATATGGGTTATTACTACGACTCCCTATTCTTAAACTATTTCCATGTCTACCCTCAATTATTGTATCACCGGTTGTTTCAAAAATAGTATCACCATAATCTAAACCATTTTTTCTTTTTTTTGTTAATCTATTAAATGGTATATTTTTATTAAAATTAGCACTCTCTCCTCTTTCCCCTCTTGGACTAATTCTACCTAATTTTTGGTCTGTTCCCCCATATGTGAATACTGGGTCTCCCATAAATGATGGGTCATCATTCCAAGTTGGTGAGTTATTTGTAGTATTTAAGGGCCCTAAATAATATTTTATTTTTCCAATTGTACATAATAAAACTGGGTCTCCATTTGATGGGACATCAGTCATCGTTCTAAATAAGGGATAATATCTATATTCCTCACCAGCACTAGCTTTAGTTTTATAAGCTTTATCGGTATGATGTGGGAGAGCTATGATTGAGTTTATACTATTAGGTCCATTATATCTCAAACTTTCATCTGAATGTATAGCTTCTACACAATAACCAGCTACAAATTGTAAATAAAATGGAACTGGATATTCAACACCCCCAAAGCCTTTAACAGTTTTATCTGAATCTGTTACAAATACTGAACCCATTAATTACTCCCAGTAATGTTTATTGTTTTATCTTTTGTAGCCTCAAGTTTTTCACTTTCTTTCTGTAAATCATTTACAGTATCTTGAAGTGTTCCCATTAATTCTTCTTTTTCTTCATCACTTAATAACATCGATTCATCTGAATCACCTTGTGATTTAGAAATAATTCTTTGTAGTACACCAGCTAATTTAACCAGATGTTCATCGTTTCTAACTGCCGTATCCATATATTCCTTTATGATTGGAGCAACCATAACCACATCATCTATCGTTGTAATGAATCCATGTATCTCCGATATTAACA